CGCCGTTTCCAAGTATCTTGCCTGTTTTGACGAACGACAGCTTGGTAGAACCGGCCACCTGATAATCAGCAAACAAAGATGCCGCCGCGCTTGCCGTGTCAGTGATGTTAAGCAACGAGCCGGTGAACGTGGTCGCCGCATTGTTCCATGTCTGCGTTGCGTTCCACACCGGTGTCGATGATCCAGTAATTGTTCCACCAGTAACACCAACCGCGCCCGTAAAAGTGGGCGATGCAAGCGGCGCTCGGCTGGTGTCCGTTGGGTGGACGTGGTCACCGCGAGCGTAGCGCGTGGACGTTCCGGCCGCAGCCGTGCCATCAATCAGCGGGGTAGCCGATGCCGCCTGCCCAACCACAAACGCCGTCGTTGCAAGCTGGGTCGTGCTGGTGTCAACGGCGGCAGTCGGGGCGGCTGGCGTGCCGGTGAACGTGGGTGAAGCCAACGGCGCCCGAGAGGTGTCCGTTGGGTGAACGTGGTCACCGCGAGCGTAGCGCGTCGAAGATCCAACCGCAGCCGAGCCGTCAATCAGTGGTGTAGCGGATGCCGCTTGCCCAACAACGAAGGCCGTGGATGCGATTTGAGTCGTGCTGGTGTCAACGGACGCAGTCGGCGTCAAAGGCGTCCCGGTGAGCGCAGGGGAGGCTAGCGGGGCGTACGTAGAGGCCGCCGCGGCCGTCGTCAGGTAGCCCGAAATTGAAGCCCCGCCCGGGATCGTGACCGTCCCGGTGAATGTCGGGCTAGCAATCGGCGCGTAATTCGCCGCGGCGTAGATGTACGAGACGCCGTTGGTGATCCCGTACCCAGCGAGCGTTACCGGCGTGTTTGTGATCGACGACCACGGAAAAGTCGAGTTTGTGAAAACTCCGGTCGAATAAAGGTCGGTGAAATTGGCGTTGACCTTGGCAAACGCGGTGCGCAACGAATCCCCCGCGCCGTCGTTTGGATTCGTGCCGGTGTTGATAGTCTGCTGCGCCGCGGAAAGGCGCGCCGCGAACGCCAGCAGGAGGAAAAATCGAATGAAAGAATTCATCGGGTTGAACGCACGTCTTTTTTTTGCCTCGCGCTTGGATGCGCCCCGGGGGAAAACGTAAAAACCCCGAGGCGCATCGCGCGTTCATACCGGCGCGGACCGGCAGAGGTGTTACACGATCTGCTTGGATGCCAGTAGCATCACAGAGCACGTGAAGGATGGGGACGTGCCGCCAATGGTCAGCACGGCGCGGATGTATTGTCGGACCTTTCGGGTGTCAATCGTGAGGCCGACGGGATTCGCCAGCGCGGCGGTGACTTGGGTGAAGGTGTATCCAGTCACGTCGGCGAACGTGGAATTGTCAGCCGAGTCCTGGATCTTCACGTCGAGCGTCGGCAAGGTGCCGGTCGTGGTGCCGTTGTTGATGTACACGGCCGCAAGGCCCTGATATCCGGTCATGTCAACGCCGGTTCCGTTTGCGGTGGCAGTCTTAGCCGCCGGAGCGGAAAGTGTGATTGGCGTACTGGACGCCTGAATATCGAGAGAGATCATGTCAGTAGTTCGTTCGAGTTTCGATTGGTTACTTTCAGCTTACTGGGCGCCAGAATCGGAGCTGATGCAGAACGAGCCAGCATGACGAACGGCCACATCCATCCACTGGGTAATGGTGATCTGAATCTGAGCCGCCTTGCTGAGGCTGTACGGGTCAACCACAACGTCCAACCCGGCGAAGCTGGCCATGATGAGGTCATTCCAGTTTCCGTAGATGACCTGATTTTGAACCGTGGAGGCGGTTCCGACTTGATTGGTCACGATGCCGTAGTAGCCGTTGATGTAGCCGTCACCGGATCCGTCGTTGTTCTGATCGAACAGGAAGTTCGGGAACGTACTGCCAACCTTCGGTTGGTTCTTGAATTTCGCCCGGGTCGCGGGCGAGATGACGAACGCCATGTTGCCCTGGAGTGCGTTCGCGGCTGCAACCTGAGTCTCGAAGTCGAGCAACTTGGCCCAAGTGGCGGCAGCGCCGAAGGTGACAGAGCCAACACCAGACAGCTTGCTAACTCCAAGAGGCTCGCCAGCGGTGCCCTTGCCGAGAAGGACCACGCGATCTTTTTCAATTCCGAGCACTCGCCCAAGGTCGTTGCGGACGAGGCCCTCAACGTCGAGGCTGGCCTGCGCCATCAACTGCTTGCTGTACGCGGTGTTCGCGATCAGCGTGTGAGGAGTAATGCCAACCTGACCAAAGGTCTGGTTGCTGGTGGTGACGTTCGTGCCGTCATCCGACAGCCAGTAGGTGGTTCCACCGCCGACAGCGCGGGGCAAAGCAACGTTGGCAGTCAGGCCGGCGAGCATCCGGATACCCAGCTTATCGACGACTGTGCGGTTACGCAGAAGCTCAATGTACTCCGACCCGAGAACCGCAGTATCAACCAGCGCGGCGCCGGTAGAAAACGCAGTGGTGGTCAACGCACGCGACATGGCGCGGGTGATCTCACTAGGATCCGGCATCGCAAAACCGGCGAACACGCGGCCCGGGTTCTTGCGCTTCACCTCGGACTGATACTCGCCCTCAATGCCGTCCAGAGTCTGGCCGGTGGCGGACTTGTAGATGGCTCGGACGATGGAATACCGGCCTAGCTCACGGGCCATGTTGTTTTCAACACTGGCGACGCTGGTGTTGATCGGCTGGGCCTCCATGCGAGCCATGGCGAGGTCCTTGAACTCCTGGAGAGCCTTGCCCTCCTGGATGAACTTACGAGCCTCGGTGCCTAGGTTCAGGTGCTTCAGCCGGTCACTGATCGCAAGGATCTCGTTGACCTCGTTCGCGCGCTTTGCAGCAATGGCGGCGTGGTCAACGGTGGCGACAGGTACAGGAGCGGGAGCGCCACCACCGCCAACGGCGGAAAGCGGATCCAGCAGGATGTGGGATCGTTTCATATGGTCTGGAACTTCTAAGGGGATTTCCGTCTCAGCTTGATTCGCACCGCGCCCGACGCCGACGGAGTCATCAGCGGGAACGGAGACAATGGAGACCTCATAGGGTTGCCAGTCGGTGATTCGGTAGGTGGAATCATCACCCTCCGTTTCAACCAACAGTGCCCCGAGGACATTGTATCCCACGGAGACTTTCGTGCGGATTCCATCCTGCACGTCCTTGAAAATTTCCTGCCCTTGTGGCGAGGATGAGAAGCGAACGGTCGCGTAGCCGCGTTCCCCATTGATCTCCGCAGATTCCACAACGCCAATCTGGCAGTCAGAATCATGGTTCAGCAGCAGCGCGGCGCCGTTGTTGAGCCGTGAGAGGTCGCACTCGCCATCACCAAACCCCAAAACCTCAATGCCGAAGTACCGATTAACCGGCTCAGTAGAGGCAAAAGAAAGGCGAACCGTGCGCTTGTCGGCGTCGATCGAAGAAAGATCGAATGAAGCGGCCCGATTCTGCGGGCGAACCTTCAATGTAGCGCGTGCCATCGGGTATCAAATCACCCGGGACGCAAAGAATTACAACCGCACGTTGCCTTTAGTTGCCCACCTGCGGCTTTTGGGATGGCGCTGGCTCGTCGCCGTCGGGTTCTTGAGAGGCCATCGGAGACAAGTCATCGGGATAAACCCCGGCATCTTCCATCATCGCCTTTTCAACCTTCAACTCCGCAACGATGTCCTCGAAAGATTCCTCGCCGTTCATCTGTTCGATGACGGCGGTACGGCTTGTAAAGCCTTCCTTCACGGCCGCGGCGTACGCTGCCACTTCCTTCTGAGGGTCAACCCAAGACCACCGACGGCCGCGCCATGTCGGCTTGTTGAATTTGTCAAACTTAGCCATCGGCAAAGCGACCTGTCCGGTCGTGATCGCCATGGTCAAAAAGTCCTCAAACACGTCGTCCGCGTAGTGGTCTTTGAACCACGATTGGAGCATCAGGTAACTGTCCCGCTCGTCTAGGAGACCGATTCGTGCGGACGAGTAGTTGACCTGGGAGAAATCGCCTGTAATCGAGTGGTGAGCAACGCCGCCGGCCATCGCCACACCGCGCATCATTGCCCGATGGAACTCCGCAAAGGCTGCGTTCGGGTGGTTCGGGTCCCATGATTGGACCTTCTGCCCTTTAGCCAACTGCTTGAACTGTCCCGGCTCCGAGTTATCAAACTGCGACCCGTCAGCCGCGTACCCGTCGCCGTCGTATTCGGTCGCCTCGTCGTTGGTGATGAAACCCAACTTGCAAGCCGAAACACGCGACGCGACAAGCTCGGCCTCCTCATACGCGCCGAGCATATTGAGTTTCGCCATAGCGGCGTAAAGCCAAGGCACTCCGCGGGTCTGCTGCGGCGCCTCCTGAACGAAAAGATGGATAATTTCGGAGGCGTCGATGCGCTCCGTCGGGACCATGTACTCGGTCCCGTTGCCGGCCACGAAGTCAACCGGGTTCTGTCGGCGCAAGTGGTACGCAACTGGCTGATCCCATTGGTTTTTCTCAACACCAAGGCGGATGTAGTTCCCGTTCGGCAACGTGGTGTTTAGACGCTCGTCTAGGCAGTCCGCAGGGATCAACTGGAGAGCGTATCTGAACGCATTGCCCGGGAAACCTTTTGCGCGTCGGATAAAAGCCTCGCCGTCGATTGCAACGGTGCCGACAACCAGCCGCTCAAACTCCGCGCGCGTGATCGTCTTTGCGGTGGTAAAGTTCTTCTTTTTCGAGAACTCCTCGAAGCCCATTTCCATCGCCCTGTTTGCGGGCTCATCGTAAATAACCGTTCCGTCCGGCTTGAAACCGTTTACCGATCGCACGTTCAGCCGGAAGCCTTGGGCGCCGACGACATTCTTTCGGACCAGTCGGATGAACTGCCCAAAGTATGGATCGTTCTTCGCAAGTTGCCGGCTGCGGGCCCGCATGATGCGGAGGTCGCGGAAAAGATCCGTGTCCGGCGATACGTTTTGAATGTTCCAGTCTGCGGTGAGCCGGTTGACAGCGGCGGCGCCGTAGGAGCGCACGCGCCCCAAGGCCACGCGTCGGTTGTTCTTTGGAGCGTACCCGAGAGCGCGGGCGATTGGATCGAGTAGGCCCATATCAAGAGGGACGAGTGAACCGGGTGTTGATTACGCTGCCGTCTCTCAGCCCTCGGGCCTGCCGTTCTGCGCCAAGCTCGCGGTTGTATCGCGCCTGATACCGGACCTCCAAACGGGAAAGCTCGTCCAGCGATCGGTACGAAAGTGCAAGCCCGTCAACCGACATGCTCAACTCATCCTTTGAAGCGGCGCCGAGGATTGCCGACTGGATCGCGTCCAGCGTGCGCTTGGTGAGCGAGCGAGGATCGGCTGTGCTGGTCGCAGGGTTGACCGTGACGGTCGTGCGCCCGGTCGCAATAGTGTGAGTGTCGGTGCCGTTCGTGACCCGGGCAGTCCAAAACCACAGCGAAGCCGAGAAAGCAGTGGAGGCGGCAGGGGAAATTGTGGCGAGATAATCAGGCGAACTCGCGGTGCAGGTGACCGTTATCGTCGATTGTCCATTCGCCGTGAAATAGTAGTAGAGCGTCCACCCATCCGTGGATGGAAAGTCGGCCGATGATCGGGTCCAGGAGACCGAATCGCCAGCGATGAACGTGTCCGGCTCGGTGCTTGGTACGGTATATGCCATCGGTCAGCGCGAGAGACCGCCAGCCACGCCGACGGATTGCACGCGCCGCCCGGGGATGATCGCCCGGTTCCGCTCACCGCCATCCGCGCCCGACCCATCCGCCACCGCCACCTGGCCGTTGTCTTCGTACCGGTCGCGCCACCGGGGCAGCTTGTTTGGGTTCCGGCTGTTCCGGCTTTGGCTCGGGCTCTGGGTCTCCGGCTCGTCGTAACTCATATGTCCTCGCAACCGGAACCGTCCCCGGTTCTTGCGGAGTTACAACGTCCGGTTGCCTTGAGTTGCCCACGTATTGTTTTTCTTGATCTGTTTTGGCGGTCTTAGATTTCATATTCTCGGCGAGTGCGGACCAGTTTGGTCGGAGGTGATAAAGACCGGCCAGAGCATATACCGCGCAGTCAAGCGGCTCGTTCCTCCGGCCGTCTCGGAGTGACCATTCCTGCTTGGTGAACCCGTTTCGCATTTTGACCGGGTGCGACTCCTCCGCGGTGAGCCCGAGGAAAAACTCCTCGCCCTGGTTTCCGTCCGGATAGCGGGTGAAATGATAGAATCCCGGGCCGGGTTCCTCCATGGCCAGCCTGCCCATGATGATTCCTTTGGCCGTGTCGGTGCCGAGGCGGAAGTGGGGCGCGCCAATGTCTCCGACCCGGGTTTCCTTGCCGATTACCGGAAGCCCTGGCGTGGATCCGCCCTTGATTGCGTACACGCCGCGCGCGGTGCGCTTTTTGGTCTGTCGAATCACATGGTCGGTCCATTTAGACGAGTCAACCATGGCCCGCACGATCCGAAGCTCGGTCCCGTCCTCGCGGTGCCACTTCTCTGCCAGCAGGGCGTCCAGCCCCTTCCACGGCTCAGGCGTGTTGTACCGTCCGCCGAGGATTCGATGCGTCACAGTCCACGACTCCTCGCCAACGCCCCACGCGTACACGGTCGCCTCGAAGCGCATGGCCTGAATGTCCACGCCGCAGGTCAATACCAAGCAGTCATTCGGGAGGAGTTTGTACTCCTCGCGCCGCGCCATCAGGCCCTTTTCGTCCACGCTCGCAGCCTCCTCGGCCCACGTCTCAGCCAGGAATGTGTTGGTCCAGGTCTTGAGTGCCTCCTTGCCTATCCGCTTCGCGTGAAGGTAGTCCCCCACCATCTGATGCAAACGGTTCTTGAACCCTTTCTTGTGCCGGAACGGGCTGTTGATTCCGTTGAGTGTGTATCCCCGTTTGCCATTGAACGGTGCGGTTGCTCGCCATTCGCCAGCGCGAACCATTGTAAGCCGATCGGCGTCCGTAAGAGGCGCCTTGCACGCCTCGCACTCGTACACAGCCTCCTCTGGCGTACCTTCGGGCCATTTCACCTGCGACCACTTGAGCCATTGCCTTTCTCCGCACTTCGGACACGGGCAGAACCACCGGCATTGATCCGATTGGAGATATTCCGCCTCGATCCTAGATCGCCCGCTAATCGTCGGTGTCGAAGTCATCACCACGACGGCGTTGTGATACGTCTCCGTTCGTCGGATCGCCAGCGCCACGGGGTCGCCCTCCTCTCCTGCGCTCACGGGGAACCGGTCCACCTCATCCAGCAGCACCACGCGCCGAGGTCGCCCAGCCAATCCGCTCGGCGCGTTGGCTCCGACGATCGCAATGTTGCCTCCGGGGTAAGTCTTTCTGAGGATCGTGTTACCTGAATCGCGTGACCTCGCCGGACGGACAAGCCCAGTCAGCCTTGGCGTGTCGCGAATCTGAGGGTCCAGCCGCTCTTTGCTCCATGCCTCGGCCATTTCCACCGTTGGTTGCACCATCATCACGGTGGACGGGTCAACGTCGATGAAGTACCCGACGAGATTGTTGATCGACTCAGTCTTGCCAAGCTGCGCGGCGATCATCATGCAAACCGTCTGCACAATAGGGTCAAGCGGCGAGTCCTGAAGGTCGCGCTGGTAAGACGCGAACGCGGACGAGTACTTTCCGCGCTGGGAAGACCCTTCCGGGGACAGGTACCGGTGAGCGTCAGCCCACTGCGTCGGTGTCAGATTCGGCGGCGGCGTCAACGCCCTCCGCATCCTCTTCCTGATTTTTTGAAAATTCGGATCGTTGAAGGGAAGCGTCATCGAGTTTCTGGAGGTCACCCAATAGGGCCTCTTTGGTAGTGTGGGGTATATCTAGAGCAAGGACACGCTCGCGCATCGCGGCCGAAACCTGCTCGTTGAACCGGATCACGGCGTCAACGTCGATGAGCCGTCCGGCGGCCACGCGGTTTTTTCGCTCAATCGCTTCGGCTTGAGCCAAGGTCAACCGGAGGTCGGCGGCGTCTTGGTCGCCGAAAAGCGCGGCCACCACTTCACGTGTTGACCACTTGCCGTCATCCCCAGGCTTAACCCCTTCGCGTGCAAACGCTTTAGCTAGAGTCCGCCAATCAACGCCAAACTCCTTTGCAGCCTTGTCGGTTGACCACCTAACCGCTTGATTGCGTGGTGTTTTTGTTTTAGACATTATGGAAATTTTCTAGCGCTAGGAAATCGGCGCACTCGTCCCC